TACCAATAGAACTGAGAGATAAAAATTGGTTAAACAATTCATGTGCGGCTTGAGCAGCTGCCTGTAGGGCCTTAGTAACCTCATCCCCCATCTTATTATGGATGGTGGCAAAACTTACAATTTCTTTGCCACCATCTTTCATGGTCTGAAACCACTTGATAGCCTCTTCTTTAGCTTTTCCGCCAAGACTTTCCGCAAACCTTATGGCATTATCAAGATTAATTGTTTCATCCATTAGCTAACCACCTTGCGCTTCTTGCGTTTTTTCTTACCAACTTTATTGGCCTCAAGAATTTGCTCACGAACTTTCTTGCTGGTCTCATCCAAATCTGTGGCTTGCACATTTGGATTCTCCTGCCGGATCATTCCTTGAGCCATTTCGAGATTGGAGAAAGATCCAATAAGAATAGCCTGGTTTCTTAGCTTCTGAGCCTCTAACTCCTGATCATGAAGCCAACTTTCATACAACCATACCTTTAAGTATGCGTTAATATTCTCATACAGTGGATCGTCTGGTGGCTTACCAAACGTTTTCATGAGATGTCTTATAAATTGGTGCTCAGGCGTCCGTACCACTTTTGGAGATGGTTTCCACCACCTCCTTGGCCTCTTCGGCGGTCTTTGGAATATAACCGTCATAGGTTTCTTGGGCTAACGTTTCATAGTTGTTGAATAAATGATTGATGAGGGCATGATCCATCTCACTAATCAAATCCTTACGAGCTAATACCTGATCTTCATATGCTACATTGGCCGTCCCAAGAATAATATCTATGGACTGACCATCAATCAAAAATAGAGAGTGTGATAACGCCTCAACCCTGATTTTCGCAAGACTGGTAGGCGCGAATATCAATCTTCCCTCTGTTGTTGTTAGCCGCTCTGACTGTTCAACAACCTGCGCCAAACAATTCTGCTCAAATGTCTTGAGCGTTCTTAGCGTGAAGATAACTGTACCATCATTAGTTTCTAATGGAACTTCTTTTGTTCTTCTGCCAAGTCCAGTGATGATATCAATGCGACGTCTAGCATCAGCAAGACCGCGCAACTCAACCTGTTCTTGACGTTCCTGCGCCTGCATGCGTAAAGAAGTGGCTAGCTCTGGCGTAATCTGCGGTTGTGATGACTGAGCATCTTCATTACCGTTGGCATTTGGAATTACCATCCGCCTCTGCCCAGCTCCTGCAAATTTACTCTCTCCAATTGTGCTGCGAATACTGCTCATAAATTACTCCTTAACAGCACTATATATCAGCAATTATGGGAGGATGTTATCAACCACATTAATCAAACCAGCAGCGTCAAGAGCCCCACGGCGCTTGCCAAGATCTGTCTGCCTTTCAAATGTATCATTATCAATGATGGGAATTTGACGAGCGTTTGAAGCGGGAACAACGTTCTGACCTTGACCAAGATATGAGTAAATATGTTCAGCTACCCAACTCATAGTTTCAGAGATAACGAAATCATTGGCCGTATAGGTAACACCTAAGTTGCGAATCCAAACGTTCTTGATAACAGTGGTGATTACATTATCAGAGGCTTCGAAACTGCCAGCATCATCTTCGTCTGCGGCAAAAATATCCAGAATGACAATGTCAAAAGGAATGCGCTGAGAGGCTGCATGAATATAACCACGCGAAAATGCGGAGGCCATTCTCAAATTGTCGAATCTAACACGAGTGCAGTCTCCAGAAATATCAGTTGCCTTCTGAGGAACAGAATCAATATGACCGTCTGTCCCAACTTCATCAATCATATGAATGGCTCGATCTTCCTTGTAGGATATAGTTTGGATTGCCCCTATGGGGTTCCCATCCACTTGGATAATAATTTCAGTTGAAACACCAGTGCGGGTTACATTTCTTCCTGCATCAGTCAGGATCGATCCGGTATGAGGGTACGACATAATTCACCTACTAAAAGTTATACTGCTATAGATAATGTTGTTTTATGCCTAATTCTTCTGGTACCCTCTTCCAAATTTTGCTTGGCAGATAAAGGCCGAAGATTATTCAGTGACCAACATTTTAGAAAATTTGGATGATCCATTGAATCATATGGTAAATCAGAGTGCGGAATTATATGATCAATTTGCCATTTCCAAGTAACTTGGTCGTTATTATTCCATGTTTTCAACTCATATTTACCATTATTGTTCCAATTCATCCATGGTTCGAATTGTTTCTCTAGGTGCGCCTTCAATTCTTTAATTGTATATGGTAAATGCTTCAATACTGACCCACCCTTAGACTTTCCAAGTTTCTTAATAGCCCTAGCAACCGAACAAGAAACAATACTCCGAAGCTTGAAAAATGGATCTTCCAATCTCTTCTTAGCTTCCCACTCTCTTAAATTTTTGCGATCTTGCTCTTTTCTAGTTTCTCTATGTTTATCTTTATTGGTTTGTCGATATTTCTTATTTTTAAGAAGATACTCTTGTTTTTTGACAGGATCAGAATAAAAATTATCAAACTCTTTTTTACCTTTCTCTTGATAGCGCTTCTTTCCTTGGACAATACTTCTTTTGGCTTCACAATCTTTGCAATATGGTTCGTAATAATACTTGCCATTATGTTGCTTCTTATATCTAAAACTATCAATTGGTTTGTCTTGTGTACAAGTTTTGCAAGGCTTATGAGTTGGAGCCTCTGTTGTTGGCACTTTTATATTTGAATTGTCTAGACCCAATTCCTTATAAATACACAAAATACGATGGCGAGTCATTCCAAGCTCTTTGGCAATACTTCGAACACCTCGTTTTCCGTCAAATAATCTGCTTACTGCATCTAGTTCTTCTTGAGAAAACTTCATATTATGCTATATATCAAGCTTATCCGCCAAGATTTCCAATACCAATTAATATAAAAATCCATGATACGGGATAGACGGGTTGTACGGCAACAGTAACGTTCCACTGCCTTGGCTCAACCGCATCCCTATTCACTGTCAAACCACCATAAGTAGTAATCAACTTCTGCTGAATAAATGTCTGCATCAATGATTGTGCAACCGCAAATAAGGTTGCTTTCGTTGTTGGAGTTTCCGCCCTACCAACGTATGGGGCAAAAGCCCTACGCATGGAGAATGAAATATCATCACGAATGAATACAATGCTAATTTCCTCTTCGGTAGGCTCAAGAGACCCAACTGTTGTCTTACCCCAAATTACGTTACCTCCACCCTGAACAGGTGTAAGTAGAGTAATTCCTGAGTTTACAATGTTCTCTACAACCAATGGAGAGAATAGCTTGTTACGTAGAATGCTAAATCCAACCAGTCTCTTATTTGTAAGAGGCTCTTGAATCTGCGTATTACCAGACAAGTAACCAGCCGCAGCCGCCGCAATAAAGAAGCCATCAACAAAGATGTTATTAGCCCCGGCCTGAACAACAATCTGATCAGGATAGAAGTACACAACTCTATACGAATCTCCAAACGCAAGCGGCACACTGTAATTGGCCAAATCTTCGATATTTCCTGCCAAAATATCTGCAACTGATGCTCCTTGGATTCCTTCCAGAATACCAATATCTTCAACCGCAGCAGGCTTGTTTCCAATTACGTTATCTGGAGTGAGTCCCCGAATGGCTCCTATCAACAAAATCCTTTCATGCTTATTGCGGATATTACTCTGCGTCTCAACATGAACCTTTCCGTTTTGGAAAATGGCACTGATCGTCTGGCTTGGCAGAGGAACAACCATATCAATATCAATTATTTCTGCAGCCGTATAAGCCTCTAACCATCCTGCATCATAAAAGTCAGCGTCCTTGGCATCTATCAAAGTACAGCGTAATGATTGGCCAAGAGTAAGAGCCATATCTCTTGTCCAAAGAATTCGAGCACTTGTAGAAGATGAATCTACAACCATAAACTGAATGCTCGTCTCATTTGTGAAAGAAGAGGCACTCTTTAGATGTAGCTTATCTTGTGTAATATTCTTAATAATATAAGTTCCATCATTTCCGTTAAGAGAATCAAATATTACCAATAAACGAGTGCCCGCAAGATCGGCAAGACCAAAAGCAACCGTGGCACTTGATAGATCGGCATAATAACCATCTACCAAATAACCATCGCTTACCAGAACACCATCAGCCCCAGCTTTCTGCACAGAAGACTCTTCAACAACCGTGTAAGAGTACGCATAGCTGTCTAAAAATGTGGCCGGGTCAGCTGTATAGAAAGGCTCCTTATTGGGGATAATTTGTTTCTCTACCTTGGTAACCGGATCAGTTACAAAGAAATGAATATCATCATCGACATCTGGAGTAACGTTCAGGGGAAGAACGAACGTAACGTCATCGCTATCATTAAACCCATCAGCGGATTCAACAAGACTATATGATAGGCGTCTTGGAACAGATGGCTTTGCTTGAATTGTATAGATACCAGGAGTTCCGTTTGCCCATGCTAATTGAGCACCCAACGACACCCTATTTGTAAGCGATGGTTGGCCATGCTTTGCGATTACTGCATTTAGATCAGAGAAGAACTCTGGGTCATTGAGCGATGCCCAAGAAATATAACGAGCAGTAAGGGTGTCTCCACGGACCAAAGTCCCACTTTGAACTTCAACAACAAAGTTGTCTCCTTCAATGAATGCGGTAGCCCCTTCGGAAATCGCAAAACTCAAAACTCCATTCGAAACAACCGTTCCATTTGACTGCCAGGTGACTTGGTTTCCATAACCATCTAGTAAGATTCCACTTACCGAGCCACGAGCAATAAACTTGGCATAACCATCTACAACTACATTTCCTGAAGTTCGACGAACACTTGAGCAACGAATCGTCCAGGTTTCTGGTGGGGCATTCACGTCAACAAGTGTCAGGCCAGAAATCGTTCCATTTCCGGTATTGCTTCCGGCTGCCAAATAGAACGCGCCACCCTGATCTGCTAACGAAGCGCCCTGTAATAGAATCTCTCCAGTTGAAGAGTCTACCTCGGCATCATATCCGTTTGGTACAGTATCACTATCAATGGTATGCTCAAGAACTTTTAGTGTGATACCATTCTTGAGAAGTTGAGATCTGTTTTGAACAACTGGAGCTACGGCGGTCTGTCCCTTTCCAAAAAGGAAGTGACGTCCATCAGAGCCTCTCGTTGTGGTATAGGTAGGATCAAATCCATCGTTACCTTTACCATTTGCCGATCCAACAAGAACTTCCTCTGTTAAACCTTCACCAATAATAACTGGTATACGACTACCAACTGGTACACTAACACCGGTCTGAATCGTTCTGGTTTCTGAGTAAGTTCCTGGAACTACACTTGTCGCACCCGAAATATCTGCGCTCATTTAGAATCCTCTCAAAGCTATGCGTTGCTCGTTAAGATGTGAAGATATTACCTTCTCAGCTTTGTATTAAAATTATGCTTAGATATGCGTTACAAAGCTTCAATTTGGTCCAAAATTGATATGGACTCATTTATTGCTATATTTGGGCTTGTGATGGTTTCCGATCCCCATGCCCTGAAATCTACACAAAAATTGATACGCTCTATTATGTTTTCTATTGGAATTAAGCGCCTCCATTCTGTTCGAATGTCCACGCTAATCGTTGCTTTATAGATCTTGTCCTGCTGCCGGTCTTCGCTTTCAGAAATGCCACCAAGGGTGGGTTGTCCGGATTTCACCAATACTCCGGCTTTTCTCAAACTCTCAAATCTAATATCGGTGAAAAGCAGCATCACTATACTTACCAAATTATCCCTATCCAATATGTCTCTGCTTATGATATCGATTGATATCGTCCCATCCCAGGCACCAGCAAGATCGATATATTTTGGTGTGAAAAATTCTTTAGTGTTGCCGTATCCATCAATCACTAATTGCTTTTCATACTCAATCACGTCCTTGTTTCTATTTAAAGAAATTGGAACGGATCTGGCCGAAACCATTTTTACCAGAAGAGCAGGATAAAATATGGCGTCAAATCTGAACGCCTCGCCGATGAAGATGCGCGTCGTTTGTTCGTCACCATTGAGCCCCGCCTCTAATGGCAGATCTGTGTGGTCAGGAATCTTAGGGTATCCCCACTGATCGCAAGCGTAGTGAAACCATGAATCCTTCGCGAATTCTTCCCGAAGCATCTCGATAATGAGTTCCTTCGGATATGCCATGAGAGCATTACTAACGACATGATGAATCGAGTAAAGATCGGATCTAATGAACGAACCGGTTCCCGGAGTTGTCATACCAATATACAAAGTTATGCTAAGTATATTGAGGACTTTCTATATCAACGCATTGGCCGCCATAAGAAATATAGGTGGTTAATTATATCTCTTGGTAACAAATTTGGCCCATGAGCCTAAACAAGACTTCTAGTGCAAAGACTTTAAGATCAAGTCTTCATCTCTTTTCTATTGACTAAAAGATTTGGTTGGGTTATTGTTTCTTGAGTACGCAAAGGAGATTTTTTTAGATGACCAGACAATTCATTTCATCGGTTCTTTTGGCAATAATAACCGTTGGTTGCAGCTCCAGCACAACTACAAATGTTGAGCCTCTGCCGGAGACAGGCGGAAGCACATCACAGACAATTAGTGTGGCCGGCCAACCAAATGGAACCGGAGGATCGTCTGCTCAAGCTCAGGTAACCGGCGGCTCAGCTAATGCCGGAACCGGTGGCAATGCCGCAACTGGCGGAGCTACAACTTGCACAATAGGTAAAATGGGGTGCGCGTGTCTGTCAACTGGCGCTTGTGACCAAACTCAGACGGGAGTTGGATGCTACCAGGGAGTGTGCGTCCATTGTGCCGGGTATGTGTTGCCTTCCGGAAGTGAGCTTTCCAGCCCAGTCAACGGAATATGCGGAGTGCCTTAGTTAAGCGTCCCTGCCCATCGAAGAGCAATAAACTCACTTCCGTCCCACATCATATCAACCCAAGGGCGAGTCGCTCCAGCTCCGGGATCTGCATCAATCAAGCAATTCCGACTCTCGTCTGGATTCTTTATTTCAAGTGTTGTGTTGTGTTGATTTATTATAGAAATTACCACACCGGCAATCATTCCGGTATCGTCTAGCTTAACAAAGCCAGATGTAATATCGGCAGTTACATATCGAACCGTAGGTGGTATCGACCCACTCGCCGTGAAATGCATATGAGTTTGCGCGAATACGCCAGCTTGAATCGTAGGAGATGCATTGATAAATTGTCCTGAACCAGTGATAGTTACAGTTCCTTTATGCGTCTCACTTGCATTATTTATTGTGACTCCGTCGAAAGTCTGCGTGCCGTTGAACGTTCCGGTCGCCCAAACAGTCATACTGCCTGGCGAAATACCGCTAGCACCTATGACTGTATTTACCTGAGAGGCAAAAAACCCATTGATAAGCATGTCTGTATGAGACCCAAGCGTTACCGTCCCGTGAGTTCCCGAGTTTCCGCCATTGAATAATACAGCTGCACTATTGAATGTTGCCGGTCCGTCTACTGCGAACGATCCGCCAGAGAACTGACAAGCGCCGGCAATCTCAGTGTCAACAAATTGTCCAATGTATAGATTCTTGTGCGTGCCACTGGTCCCGCCATCGATCGTGGCATCGTTAATCGCATGGAAGAAGCCATTGACTTGGGCGGTTCCGTTGCAGAAAAGATTGTAAAAGCCGGTTGTAAAATCAGGACTAATAAAGCCAGCATATTCACTTATCCAATTATTCCAAGACTCCGTACTCTCAAAATTGACATTGCTGCTGCCAGAAATATCATAAGTATATGATCCGAGATCTTGGTTTACAACAAACCTTCTAGCATCGGTTACGACCACAGACGCACTACTAATTGTAACTATGGCCTTTGCAATAATTACAAGATCTTTTCTGCTGTCTACAATTTCCTGGAATGTCAGCGACTCTACAAAGTTTAGATGGGTTGCGTCGAAGAATTGCGCTCCGGTATTCTTTAGAACAGCTCTAAGTTGTCCAGTTTCTGTAACGCAAATGAAGTGCTCAACAGTACTTGTAGCCGCCGCAAGCACCGGAATATTTACGCTCATGGCATCCATTGGTACAAATGCGCCATTGACCAGAGCCAAACCTCCGGTAAATTTCAATTGGTAATTATTTATTCCAAAACCCTGCGAAGCAAACCCTCTAACAATACCGTTTGCATGAAGATAGCGCTCGCCGGCTTGAATAAACTTAATTGCCGAATCTGTAAAGTTATCTTCTGATAACGTACCAAATTCCCTCAGATCAGTTATAGATCCGAAATTCTTTCCATTGTGGCTTACGCCGGCAACGGCAAAGTATTCATCGTTTTCTGATAAAGAAGGAAACAGCTCAATTGCTACATAGCCAGTAGGAATTGTCGTTCCAGGGGCGGATGATTCTTCCCTGAATTCAATATCTATAAAATTGACGAAAGTTTCATCATATACTCTAACAGGATGGTTCTTCTTACCGCGAGCAATTTGACCGGAAGAAGAGAAGTCCATGTTGTACATGAAAATATCAAACTCTCCAGTTGTGGCGTTATAGTTTTGAATTTTCAGCCAGATATAATGACGGAAATCAGTGGCACCCGCCGGTACCGCTGGATTAATGCTTCGATAGCCCTTTAGCTTCGGAGAAACCCTTCTGATTCTCCACCCAGAAAGCAAACCAATATTTCCAACACCAACCAAAGATGAAATGCTGCCAGTATTAGATTGGGGCATTCGAGCACGCTCAACGGCTACTGACTTTCCAATATCATTGACAAATACTTCGTGATAATGGTGATAGTCAGAAGGATCATCTGATCCGTCCGCTCCAAGCATGTTCCCTAAATTGAACATAACCGAATCATCAGATAAATAGATATTAACTTGTGTTCCCAATGATAGCGGAGTTGGACTTGCGGTAGCATGAATACTATTAAAAACCGTTATGTTGGTTTGCCCAGATCCTGTACATGAGAAGGATACAGAATCAATAATGAATCTACCATAATTTTGAATATCAGTACTGGTTGGATCTGTTGGTTGCACAACAATAGTTTTGCCAGGAGCTATATTTTCAGTAGCCAAATCCAATGAAATTGAATAGGTTACTTTTTGAGTGTTATCTGGAACATCATTTGTAATATTTGTAATTGCAGCTGGCCAATAGCCATTACCCTCGGTAAACCTTGGTTTAGCCAAAGCATCTCTTCGGTCACCATTTACTACGGCATTGCGATTGCCCACTGGAGAAATAATTAGCGTGGAGTAATTGGCTGCAACAATTGAACTTGGATAAGGTACGGCAATTCCAGCGCGGCTCATAACCGGAGTTGCAAAACCTGAACGATAGGAACCTAAACCAAGTGCGTCATATTGATCTGTAGCATCTCCGACAACATTCAAAATGTAGCTGCCCTGCTCCAAATTTCCAGTAGATGTATTTATCTGACCAGAAATGATAGAAAATGAAACGCCGTTATAGTCATCTGCCAACATCAAACCAAACTCACCTTGTTGATTGAACGCAATGAGTCTGTAGTTGTATCCAATAGCCCTAAATTTTTTGTTAGTTGCTTCAACAATGATATCTAGATTGTAATATCCCGGTGTTGCTCCATGATTCCCACTTACATCAATTGCTGGAAGATCAAAGAACACACCAGAATTCCCAGATGGATAAAGTCTAAGATATAGGTTGTAATGATTAGCGTCGATCTTGTTTGGATCAAATCCAATACCAACAGCAACAGCTCCACGCGGACTGCCGAGGATAATGCTATTTATTGAACTTTGGGTAATGCCAGGAACAACACCAGCCGCAGCATATACACCCCAAGTGTCTCTATCAAAATTTGGACGATCAATTCTAGCGTATGCCTGATATCCATCACTAACATCGAATAGATTGTTGGAATTAATCCTTACAGCCCACTCAACACCTGACGTAAACCTAACCGCTACAATTTCATATTCTGCCGCAATACCATTTCCATAATTGACACGCAGAATATCTCCTGGCTCTACATTTGTGAATTGAGAATCAAACACAAAATTCGTGTTATCTGGAGTAAAATTGATTACATCATCGCCATTGTTTATACTATCATTAGGAGCTAATTGGCTAGGTTCGGACAAATTGACTTGAACCGGCGTTAATGGAACAACGTTTACCGTATATCCATCATTTGCAAGATCTTGAATACGAGCGGTTCTTGGGACACCATTTGCATTTAGCGTAGCACGATCTACACCGGCCGATAAATCTTCTATATTATCAATATAGGTTATGGCTGCCTGCACATTAGTTGTTGTTCTTGGGATTTGTGTAAATCCAGAAGCGTCAACCGAAATAGCCGATGCCGGATGTACCAATGCTATCGTGGCGTTTTCATGGCCAACTAATTCGTTGTTTATCTCAAGTAGTGCTTCGGCCACTTGTGTAGCTGAGCGAAGATGTCCGTTGATATCTAACAAACCAGTCCATGAATAAGTGTCTCGCGAATCAACTGGAACAGCATTCAGGTCGATATGACTAGCAACATGTCTTGCTAAAGTAAGATGATCCACAAGAAGTGCACCACCAGAAATGTGAGTTAGTAAGTTGGTATCCTCGTCCGCCAGATCGTTCTGAACCAATGTAAGTTGAGATTGAGCAGCCGTAATAGCCGTATTCAAACTCGCGGTGGAGTAACTTAAAGCAAGCTTCGTTTCTTTGATGCCTGCGTTCGTGCCAACCTGATTATCGCTAATGGGAAGGGTTACCAAACCAACAGCTGCCAGGGCCGCTGCATTAGGACTGCCATCTGGCCCAATCAGAACTGAAATGCGATCGTCTACGCTAGACATCGAGCCTTGTGGGTTGATACCAAGAGTTTTCTCTATTGCAAAGACGGCGTCTCGTAGTTGATTAATAGCCTGAGTACCAAGCTCAGAGAGATTGTCATCAATTCGAATGATCGTTCTATCATTATCTATAGCTGCAGGATAATTTATCATAGCTTCTCAATTATGTTCTAATGAACTCAAAATCTCCCCAATTCTTATTACCGCTATACATTTGAGTAATAATAGCACTCCCAGTGGTAGATGCCCAAACCTGAACGCTAAACGTGCCGGGAGATGATAGAGCTTGCCAGTAAATTGGTAAAGTTACAAAGGAAAGGGTCGTTGATAATACTTGAATAGTAAAGTGTGCAACATTAACTGCGTCCTCATAAATTCTAACATCTAAGAACATAGACCCTGATGTTACATCGATTTTGAAATATACATTTCCTCTGATAACATCACCAGCCTCTACCAGCCCAACCCAACCATGAGCCACGTTTTGACTACCACCATCTGTTATTTCTGATAGGGTATTTGTTACGGCGTAGTTAATTGTATTGGTTTGAGTTGCAAGGGTTGGTGAAAAGACTAAGGTTCTAACACCCAATGCATGTGGAACCAAATCTGCGCCCTTTGCATAAAGCTCACCACCGCTTACATATAAATAAACACCAGATGGTGACGGAGCCACTACCGGAACATTTGAACTTTCTGTTATAAGGAGTGCCCCTCCAAAGAAATTAATGTTTGAAAAGCGTGAAGCTATATTTACATAACCATCATTATGAGTAGCATCGACACAAACACCAGCAGCCAAACTCAAATCGCCACCAGTTCCAGAATCACTATGTTGCGATTGAACGACTAATGTTTGACCAGGAGCCGCCGGTGTAACGATAGTATCTTGCGTTATTGTCGGAGATACAACACTAGGCTCAAATACTATGTTTGAAATTATTTCTCCGGCGAAAGATATTCCACCAGGAGAACTATAAAGATAAATATTTCCAGCCGTATTGTTATTTGGATTATACCCCGGAAGCAAATACAAATTACCAGGTGTTCCAGCTAAGTTCGCACCTCCAGACGTAATGTTTTGGGCTATGATGTACATATCAGTAGCAACAGGAACATCATTCTCATGTTGCACAATTGACGCTGAATAATCTTTATCAAAATACAAACCCGAAGACATTACATTTACAATTCCTGGGGATGTGTATAGGTTGATGTTGCCTGCCTGTCCAATGCCATTTGCTCCAGATTGAAGCCATAAATTGCTTGGCGCTCCAGAGCTTGTATTGGCTTGAGGAATAATAAAGAAATCACTAACGGCGGCAGCTGGGTTTTGAGTTATCGTTGGCGAATCTACGCTTGCATCAAAAACTAAAATTGGAGTAACCAAACCAATGGCTCCATCATACTTTCCAGAAAACCAATTGTACCCACTGGATAGATATAAGTCTCCGCCAGGGCCACCGAGATTGTCCTGTCCACTAACTAAAAGACCTTGCCCTTTAGTGGCGCTTGAAGAATGTGCCGGACTGATTATATTATGGTAAATATACCCACTACCAAAATCAGGAAAAATCAAATCACCATAGGAACTTAGCGCGGTTGGATAAAATGACTCTCCAATCACCTTGCCAGTTGAGTCGGTGAATGTTGCAATAGCGCCGGTTACAGATGCAAATGGATTGATAACCATTTCTGAAAGAACAGAAATGGAAGCCATAATGGCATCAAGCTCGGCCTGGACATTTCCATAGCCATCAGTCACAGAGATATTGCTGGCTGGATGAATCCAATCCCCACCAGTCACATGGGCTGTAAAGTCCTGCTTTGCCGTAGCGGAGTACCCAGCTTGGCGCGTTCGGTTAGATCCGATGTATCTGCTCCTTACCATACTCTAATGCCCCAATATTGCCCTTCTATTTATTTGAACAAATAGATGGAAGTATTTTGTGGGTATGGCCCAAAACAACAGAAACCTCTCCCGAGATTACCGGATGATTGTGCCCCTGATCAACACTGGTAAGTTGATTGATTTGATGTACATGGTTTATTTTATCTAACGGCAGGACAATTCTGTGCATGTGTGCCGGCAATCCACCTGGGCCCATCACCATTCCAATGGAAGTAAGAATCTCAGATGGAAGCGTACTAGTATCACGAATCGAACGAACTTGACAAATAGGATCTGTCTTGCGTACACGTATTGCGGTGAACTTTTGAGCACCAGATTCAAAAAGCATAGTTCTATTTCGATCTACATCAATGATTTCGTAACGCCACTCCTCAGTTCCATCTTGATTGAATCTGATTATAAAATCACCATCCTTAATTGTTGGCGTTACCAATGTCCAGCAATTGGCAATGTAAGAATTCTCAATGCCAACATCTTCTCGTTTGAAATCTTCCTTGGTTGGCCCAAAGCGAACCAAAATCTTACCATCGCTTTCACGGGGATTGAAGTATTGTTCATATCCAGTTACCAAAGAGGTTCCATAAGTATCTGTTCCACGATAAGTTGTATTTTCGCGGGTGGCGCTAGTATGCCGCGATTGCTTTCCAGCCCACATGCGCCTGAACAAAACCACTCGCTCTCCAGTAACCTGAAGCAAATACTCCTCTCTCATGTCCATGTGCTCTTGAACACTAAGCCCGCGCACAGCCCCATCGCACTCCGAGCCATCAGAACAACCATATTCTCCGCCAAAATATGATCCTACGCACTTTCCAGATAACCAATCAGGTAAAAATGTACGATCCCAGCCCGCTTGATCATAAGCCGGAAACCCTGCGTTTGCTACGTCCACAACATTGAGATTGCTCGTCCCAGATAAGATGTCTGTACGCTCCCTAAAACCATCCTTATTGGTCCTGGCATATTGCTCATCAAACCTGATGGTAACCATGCCAATGGCCGTATTGATGTCCTGCCAACCTTCCCAAAGACGTACAAATGGATGATGTCGATGATGCCCGTCATACCCATCAACAGTATGCGGACGAGCCCCGCCTGGGCCCCCATTGACCACGTATCCATCTAGTTGGACCAAGAAGTAGTCTCCTCGCTTGAATGGAACTGTACCGTTTTGGATTGCGAAACTAAAGATTCCGTTGGAAACAATAACCCCATCTGGATTCCACATAACAGGATCCCCATATCCATCCAAAGCAGATCCGGTTAAAGAACCAATAGCCGCAAATTTAGCGTAGCCATCATTTTCAGAACCATCAAGTGAACAGAAAATCTTCCAGGTTTGAGGTATCGAATTTGGATCTATTACACTAAGATTTGAAATATATCCATTACCAACATTATTTCCAATAGTATAGCCATCAGAAATTACTGCTATGGTGGTTAGAATGTCATCCGATAAATAACCTCGCTGCAAACCAGATAGATTTGGAAAAACCAAATATTCTGGATGATGACAATGTTCCTTTGGCTTTAGAGTTCCAACATCAACATGTGAGTACAATATCAATTCGTCGCCAATCTTAACGATTCCGGTTGGCGGAAAGCCAGCAACGTCATCCAAGTACATGACATTATCAGTTGCCGTCATATCCTGAACCAATACGGCCTCTGGAGCAATTTTTGATCCTGGATCGCCGTCTAATAACTGATCGTACTGAAGCGTCCCAGATTCATATGCAGCTCCCTTTACCGCAAAATAATAGGTTCTTCCTGGATTGAATGCGCCAAAAATATCAAGTGACAAAAATTGATCTTTAGTATTTGGCCTAACTATTAACTTTACACCTTCATCATAAACCTTGGCATGATTTGTAGACCAATATATATTGTAAAACAGATCCCAATTAGCGGTATTGCCACCAGGCCTTGGCTGAATATATTCTTTGTACCATTGAAGCGCAACGGTATAGCCGTCTCCAGCGCAGACCACGGTACGAACGCCATGAAGGGATGCGTCAAATGTACGTAGAAATACTGGAGGATTGCATGCCATAATTACATGCTGGATTATCCTACAATGTTAATGTCAACCTTGAATAAGCTCGCTAATTCAAGCAATTTTTCACGCCGCTTATCTCTTTTTTTATCATCAGCATTGTCGTGAGTGTGATGATCCAGCACTTGTTCTACATACTCCTCTGCTTCATCATCGCCCTGCGTATCAGAAATGTACTTGGTCTGGTTACGGAATCCCTCTTGCTCAGTAGGGTTGTCTAGATAATTGTCGTCAGTAGATCCTGGAGTTGCTTTGTTTCCGGTAGTTTGTTGCCCAAAGTGCGTAAACTCATGAGGGATGTAATGATCATTATTCTCAATCGATCCATCAATCAAGTTGCCATTTTCATCAATAAACAAATCAACATTTACATATATGACGCCATGATCTGTTCTAGCGGATACGGGGATCTTGGCAAAGCATATTGGAACCAAAGGAAGTTCTTCCTCACCGATATCATACTCTTTGCATATATCTTTTACGACATCGCTATCAAAAACTCGCTTCTTGATTCTGTCAAGAATTGGCGCAAGTTTTTTGTGAGGGATTCCCCTGGTGGTAATCTCATCAACCATAAACCACCACATAATTTGCTTTTGCAATCATCATTTGGTTAACAATATCAAATTTTTTCACATTCCTACTTATGTGAGTTTTAGAATATCCAATATCTTTTGCTATCTTATTTTGACTTCCAAACTCTAACATCTTATTAATTAGAAGTTCTGGTGTAATTTTTATTCGTGTATTTATAGCAATATTAATATTACTAACCAAATCAAATTTTCTCTGTAAAAATACCGTTGCGTTTTTATATAAAAAATCTCTAATTTTTACAGAATTACCGTTGCCCCCATACGAAAGTTTGCTAGCTCCTGGAACAGAACAAATTGCTGTCAATGACAAATTGCATTTTTGCAACAGTATAGATTGATATGTCTTCAAAAACTGTATCGTACCAAGAACGGCAAATTTTAATTGTGGGGTTTTCCTAGATGTCATAAAAGACCAGCACCCATCTCCATCAAAATAACCTCTCATGAAATGATGACACAATTCATGATTAACCAGCCAATCAGGGAAAGTATATATTTTGGTTTTTCTTGGTGTAATATTAAATCTATATAAATCACCTAAAAAACGCATTGAATACAAAGAAATTTGAGCCTTAGCGCTATCTTTAAACCCAGCCCTACAATCTCTTTGTATGCGCTCTATAATAGGATGATTAGCACCAATATCATGTTTAAATTTCTCAATGTGATATTTGTCTTTTTGTGCAAGACAAACAGATAGCTCATATGTATTTCCTCTTTTCCTCAAGCAACCATCAGCGGCAATAAATCCTGCCCAATAAAACACCTGTTCAGAATCACTTAAGAAAAAGCTCTTATTAAAAGAATATTTTTTGGGCATAATAAAGTGCTAAAATATGCAGGGATTATTCCCGAACGAAATCTGCGTAGAAACTGTCACTCCCCTTCAGATTACTTACCTGAGAATCCCAGTTATTCCATAATTCACGTGCCAGAGTAATGACCTCGTGAATATTAGAAATGCCAGGAATGTAACTAATACCATTATCATTTATTGCGGGCTCTGGGATCTTATTTGCAAGATCCGCAGCTTTCTTGGTGAGCAATACATAAGAGGCATAAGTTACCAAGAGATCTAAAATCTGGGCTATGTTCTCTTCGTCATCATCGAACGAAAAATATGTTACTGCTGGCACCATATTGAATGCACTCAACGCTAATTGCAGTGCAAGCCTTACGTTGGTAGCATCAGAATCAACATCCAGCCCAATACGAAACTTAACTACTTCGACAAGATTATCTAAAACGGACATACGAACCTCCGAGGGTTCATATATCAGCTGGGCGGCGAAGGTGGCGGTTGAGGGACATCCAAAGCATTAACAATGGGCATCAGTTTCTGCGGCAAAGTACCCTTGAGTAGTAACGAACAGCCCTGGATACAAAGCCAAGGATCCAGTGGAAGGAAACCTCGAACTATCTTGAGGAATCCTCCCATCTTTGGGTGCTTAATAACCCAACTATCTAATTGGCTGCGGTGTCCCAATAATAAGTTGCAAATGTATAGCGCAATAACGGCAATCCAAACATAATGAGCTGTGACAAAAACAATTATAGGATGCATGTAAATATGCAGATAGTTTAGTAGAATCAAGCTGCCTGTAAATACAAGCGTTTTGCTTCCTTTATTTGCTCCCGAATTCCAAATTGAGAAATATAGCGAGAAATACTTGGCTTAGAACACCCCAATTCCGCAGCAATTTTCTTCTGATCGCCAAGTTCACGCATCTTTTGAATTAGAAACTCTGGTGTCACCGACAGCCTTTCCACCACTACCACATCCTTTACCTTATCAAATTTCCTTTGCATAAATGTCACGGCATCTCGATACAGGAAATCTCGTATCTTGGACGCCACACCATTGCCGCCATACTCAAGAACACCAATACCGCTATTGATGCGAATGTCCTTGCTTCGTTCTGGCAAGCCACATTTATCTTCAAGAATCGAGCGATATACCGTTAGGAACTCCGAAGTGCCTCTAAGTGCAAAGAATAGCTGATCAGTCTTCTTAGAAGGCCCCACAAACCATGATCCATCTCCATCAAAATAGCCACGCATGAAATGATGGCACAATGGATGATTAATCAACCATTCTGGAAATGTATAGATAAGAGATTTACGCGGAACAATATTAAATCTAGATAAATCTCCTGGTAAATGTTTAGATAATAAATTTATCTCTGCTTTTTTAGAGTCATTCCATTTTGGGTTTCTTTTGTTATTTTTTACTAATGTTTCATGAATTGGATGCGTTGCATTAATATCACATTTAAACTTTTCAATATGATTTATATCATTAACAGATAAGGCGACACCCAACACATCACTGTTTCCTTGTTTTTTCAAACACCCATCTGCTGCGATAAACCCAACCCAATAAAACACTTTTTCAGAATCTTCTGAAAAGAAACGCTCATCAAATGAATATCTAATAGGCGCATCAATTGCGATCCCGTTTCTTTGCATTACACACCGAACACCCTCGCCTGTGCAGCCAAGTTCTCGCGCCACAGCTTTAACCGAATGATACTTATGATACAACACTGCTACTTTCTTAGGATCTATCTTACTCATACAACCTCCTATTTTTGTATATATCCACAAGTTAGGAGACTGCGCTGTTTTGGTTGAAAATCTGTAAGTACTTGATATTATTAGAATATTTGACGCTCACGCATGTGGCGTAGGCGTCTCACTTGTGGACTAGCCCCTCCAACGAAAGATAGCGTGCCTAACCCCAATGGACTGGGCTTCATCGATGCTTTTATCATTTTACATTTCTCATACCAATTATCCATTTCCTTTGCATACTGACTATTCAAAAGCTCGGCTTGTTGTGGTGGAGTAAACCCAATGCCATTATCATTGATAGTGAATTCTCTACCGCGCTCGATCAATGATTGGGCACCCAATGCAAGGTACAAAGCACCCTGTACTAGAATATCATGGAACTGCTCAATGATTGGCGTATCATCCCAGGTAAACATCGTAAATACAGGAAGTTCGTTAAACATCGTTAGTGATTGGCAAATAAAAGCCACCAACTCATCAAGAGTAAATACATCACAATCCTTGTAAACCGGATTGCCATGCTCATCCATTCTGCGCGCCTTGCCACGAGCCTTGAGCCTTGCTCTCAAAGATTTCACTACATTGTTGATATTACAGATAGCAACCTGACTGAAATTATAGCCAGGATCATCGCCTAGCTTGTGCAAACCATCAGTATTAAGACCTGGAAGTTGAGAGTTGAATGTCGTGAATGTATATTCACCAAGCATATCATATCCCTGGTAGAGACCGCTCCAGGCATCCTTCCATGTTCCAACTGGAGGATAAAGGCCAACGCAGTAATTGAATTGATATGTACCCAAACCAATTCTCATAACGCCAGCACTGGTTGGTCCAACAGCAACCCCACCGCTTGGTTGAATGATTGTTATGGTTGGGAAACTATCCAAATCAACGGGAGCCCCATCAATAGCAAATTTAGCCGCAAGAGCTACGGTATCGTTTGGTTGTATAATCTCTGAACGATGAAGAGTGGACATATTTATATGTCTCATTAACGGCCTAAGGTTAGACCGGACTTACCGAAGTAACCCCAAATGGTCTTGCAGCATTAATTCCATATGTTTCCCAGTGCACACCATCATCTTCTGTCCAAGAAATAGACGAGATATATGTTCCAATTGCCGGAACGCCACTTGGCAAACCAACACCATGAGCATATAAACCAACACCCACTCTGGTCATTGGCCTTGGGTAATGTTCAGCGCTCGATAGATCTGGAAACATTACTCGCTGAACAACTGGTACATAGTAACCATCATTAGGCTCACGTTCATGATGCTTGTGATGATGGTGATGGCCATGATGATGCCACCATCTATGCCACTCGTGATAATCTGTCGTATATCTTGCACAACTTAGCCACTCAGCTTGCCAGCTCGAATATCCGTCACAATATCCATCCGAATATCCGTCTGGATAATACCCGTCTGGCGGATCTGAATAATAGCCATCCGGCAGAAGATAACCATAGCCATCTAGCCAATTTCCATAGCCGTCCAAATCCATAGGGCGTCCGTCACTACCTAGCACTTGAACTATCAAACGAACCGTCTGCCCCGTATTAGCAAAGATGTAATTAACAGATCCCATGCCTATATGCCTTGTTATTCGTCGTCAAAATTTTTCTTGAAAATAGGATCAACTGCCAAAATCGGAGCGCGATCCGCCGCATCCATATCCGCATTTTCTGCGGCAAAATCTTCAGCAGATCCCTCGTCCATATCCAGATCTGGAAATTCAAGTTGTTCAATCTCTGGCGGCTTTCGAATGGTACGAGTAGAACCCATATCCAAAACTTTAGCCACTTCAATCTTCTTGGTAAATATTTGAGGAGCTACAGACCTAACCTTTATGTGAAGTCCTTTCTGGTAAATCGAACCACTTTGAATACTATCATCAATTTGCTTTCTGGTGATGTTGTACATAGATAAGCCATTTTTCTTCCTGGCAAGCAAATTTAAGCTTTGCCCACGGCGCACCGTAATGGTTAGGTCCCCAATTGTAATATCCTGAAAACGATTGATGTTCGTAACCCAAAGCTCTTCTGGTTTATTCACCCTTTGCCTCAGATATAATAACTTCAATTGCTTTGGGTTGTTTTCGATTGTTCAAACCAATTGAGAATATAACTTCTTGGCCTTTCTTCAAAGTTTTGAAACCTTCGCTGATAATGTCAGACCAATGTACAAACAAATCAGCCTCGTCTGGTCTGGAGATGAATCCGTACCCTAAGCTTGCATCAAACCAAACCACCGTCCCAACATATTTTTCTTCTTGCATAATCTTCCTTAATGGACTTTCTTTACCGCCAAGCGGCTCCTTCAAGGCTATACTAAGATATTGCTTCTTCTTGGTAACATTAATCCAATCGAACCATTCCCTTATGCTGATCGATTGCTTCTTGATATCCAATATCGGGTGGTAAAACACCAACACCATCAACTACCAGCCCACCAACACATCCAATGGTCTTATGAATCTCAGCTATTCCCATAGCTGCAATTTGATGACGCTCAAGATTAGATTTGGCACCTTTAACTGCATTCTGAAATTTCTCAATAAGTTTCCTTACCTTATCTTCGCAGCCCTGTTCACGCGCCAACTTCAAAATGATTATGATCGTTTCTCGCTCTGATTGAATTTTTCTACTCATAAAAATACCTTCATTGATTCGGACCTAGTGGGTTTGAATGGAATACTGGCCAAATCAGGAACATTACACTTTCCATTCTCTTCAAATACCAACGTACGTTTATATGGCAGTTTAGTGGACGAAAAAACTCCAATAATATTAATCTGGCCAGCATGCGTTTTATTATGACAATTACTGCAGATTACACAGACATTATCCCACTCATCGGTGCATAAGGGGTCAGTTCTTGGAATTATATGATGTCTATGAAGAACGGCCCTGTTATTTTCACTGCAAATTTCACAATTGATCTTTTTTACGCTTCTGAAATAACTACTCCGCCTGCCCATATCATTGGAATATATCAGGCTTTGGACAATACTTAATCAGGGCTTGAGCCACTATCCTGGCTTCTCGCTCTCCATAATCTCCCCACTGGGAGATTCGAAGATTGTCTTGGGAGCTGCCGCCATACCCTAATGCCGTCATGACTGGATTTGTATTTGAGTGCAAAGATCCACAAGCAGATCCAAGACCTACAAATATCCCTTCAGCTTCCAGTTGGGCCATTACGTGCGGGCCCATCTTCTTGCCAATATTCAGAAAAGTAGCATGCGGAATTCTGTTGGTATTTTCACCAATTATCTCAATACCAATCGATCTAGCCGCTGATTCAATTATAGAACGAAATGTCAAGGCCCTGTGATATCTGGACTGTAACGTTTTGATAGCTTCTTCCAAAGCTACGGATGTGGCTAGAACCATTCCAGCATCTGGTGTTCCAGTACGATCTGAGTGATATCTGCTTCCAACTCCAAATTCTCTCCACCATTTATTATCTCTTATATATATGAAACCAACATTTACTGGGCCACCAAATTTATGAGCCCCAAATACACCTATCATCAAATTTGGTATTGTAGAAACATTTACTGGAATTTTGCCAAGTGATTGAGTCATGTCACAAAAGAATGGAACCTTAATATTCTCTATGTCTTGTATTGTACCAATTTCATTTTGTACATGAATACATACGAAAGCAGATTTCTCAGGAGGGATAAATGTACAAGCTACAATTCCGTCTTTATTTACAAAGAGATCGTTATTACCAAAGAGTTCTCTAGATTTTATTGAGACAGATTTATGTTCAAGGGTAGAACAATAGACTTTGCTAAAATTCTGTGCATGTAATAATTCCAATCCCCATTCGCAGGCTTGGGTACAGGATGAGGTAAATATGATTTGGTTGGGATTTTCAGCGCCGATTAATTTGGCAATTTTGGTTCTTGCCGTCTCGATTTCAGAAGCAGCCTGTCTGCCGGGCATAGAGATAGACATCGCATGGCCATGTCCGGCTATCGATTGATTGAAGCTTACATATGCTTCCAGGGCCTTTGGATGGAGAGGAAGATGCGCATTAGCATCTAAAAATATTTGCATTGATCATGTATATATCGGGCTTGAAGCGCAAGCTTCCGCTTGTAGTCAGTCGAGGGACGGGTGTTTGGACCTTGGTGTGTCATGAAGTCCACCAATATACGATGGCTCCAAGAGTTGGCTCCAAAGTCCCACCTCCAGGATAAGCTCCGGATAGGTCTGTTGTCTCCCACTCCACAAAGGCCGATGACTCAGTTCTCCAAGCTCTCTTGTGATAGTGAGTTGTGGTTTGCTTGTATTGTACTGCCTCACCGTTAGCTGAGATAGAGAACTCAAAATTACTCTCGTATTTGTAAAGGGAGCTAATAGAGTCCCCATCTGCGACACAAGCAACACCAGCGTAACCATCGTAACCATCAGGTGGGGTAGAGCTACCCCAAATAAACTCACCATCATAATCAGCCATAAATTCACCTCAACGACTATGCTATTACAGGGGTTGATACTCCATCCCACGGGAGTACAAACTGGTTGAGTTGAATAAGTGCCAAACCTGCTGCCGGGTAGGTAGAACCAGTAGCAATGGATGACGAACCCGCCCACATATCAACTAACCTCCCGGCCCGTCCTGTTGCACCACCCGTGGCAGAAAACACTGACAAGGGTGATATCGGATAAGCACCACTGAAGTTGGAGATTGATCCGGAGGCTTGATTGACTACAGGGGATTGGCTGTTTGTTGTCCCATAGGCCTCACTGCAGGTGTACCCAGTAAAGTTGATCGAACTGTATCTTCCGGCCCAATAAGCGCTTCCTTGAAAGGAACCAAGAGTTACTTCTCCTGACGAAGATTTGCAGACACCTACTGCTTTATTCGTCAAAGGAGAGTCTGCTAGGTATTCAATAAAGAACATTGATCGAACTGTAGACCCAGCAAGTATCACAACTCTAGTTGACTTCCCAGTAGAATCCATCCAGACATCGAGAATAGTATTCACTGATGATTGGTAGTAAATCCAACTAGAATTACTTAGGATTGTCACAGAATCGCTTGCAGTTGGTGCTGCTGTAAGACTCCCTCCGGTGAACCCAGCGAAAGACATTAGGATATTACAATTTAGTTGGGTGTAATTAGAGAGATCAATTAGTATTTGGAACGTTGATGCCACACCTGTTTGCTGCAGAACAATCCAAGAATGGTTACTTCCAGCGCTAGTCCATACAAGTTTGGTGTAATCAGACCAGTAATCCGAGGCCCCAAAATTAGAAGTTCCGTCGCTTGAACTGACAACAGTCCAAGGGCTGCTGATAAAACCAACTAAGCTGGCTTTGATCAGATACATCAAGTTCTGTAGATCTACTGTGAGAGAAGTCGGTGCGACCTGTTGGTTGACGTTGTATTGCCAAGTTCTTTCGAGAGAAGGGAGTGCCATAAATTTACCTCATGAAAATGTTACAATGACTACTGCTGATAGACAGATGGCATTACCACCCGAGATTGTTGGTGTGGCTATCCAAAGTTCCAAAACAGAACTACCCGACGCGGGTGTGATTGTAGAACTAGCGACGTACTCTGTTTGGGGACCACTGATAACAGTTGATTCCCATAGAGTGTTGTGATTTGTTACATCATACAGGCGCACTTGAGCCGTTGAGGATGTTGGGATATTAAGGGTAGCTGAGAACACGAAAGATAACGATCCACTACCAAGAGCTGAGTAATTGGTTGATGGAATCAGTCCAACAACCGTATAGCTAGCCCCAACGGCCTGTAATCCAGATATAAGCGGTAAGTATAAGTAAGACGGGGCGGGCCCTCCGCCACCGCCGCCACTAGCACCCTGGAACCCTTGAGTACCTTGTGCTCCAGTACCTTGATTGCCTTGTGCTCCAGTACCTCCACTACCTTGATTGCCTTGTGCTCCAGTACCTCCACTACCTTGGTTCCCTTGAAACCCAGCTCCTGTTAGGCCTTGGTTCCCCTGGTTACCTTGGACTCCAATAGCGTCATTACCCTGGTTCCCTTGAAACCCAGCCCCTACACTCCCCTGGTTCCCTTGGACTCCAATAGCATCATTACCTTGGTTCCCTTGAAACCCAGCTCCTGTTAGACCTTGATTCCCTTGGTTACCTTGGACTCCAATAGCGTCATTACCCTGGTTCCCTTGAAACCCAGCTCCTACATTACCCTGGTTCCCTTGGACGCCAGCTCCTGTTGTGCCTTGATTGCCTTGATTCCCTTGATTCCCTTGATTCCCCTGGTTCCCCTGTACTCCTGTCGCGCCGGTGGTCCCTTGATTCCCTTGGTTACCCTGACTTCCAACATTCCCTTGATTGCCTTGATTCCCTTGGTTACCTTGATTCCCCTGCACACCTGAGGCACCGGTTGCACCTTGATTCCCTTGGTTTCCTTGAGTTCCTAGATTGCCTTGATTACCTTGTATACCAGCTGAGGGTTGGCCAGCAACGGTTATAACACAGCCGCCAGAGACGGTATTCCCGCCTTCCCCAGGGGTGTACAGATCCACGTTAATTTCTAACGTGGTCCCACTGTATGACACGCATACGCCTTCAACCCACCATCCATTAAACGTCGCGGTTACTCGTAAACGTATGCCTGCGGCAAACCCATCACCCGAATGAGCAGTAGTAAAAAACTTGGCCCCTAGCGTTAGATTTACATCGCTCAAAGATGTATCTGTTATGACAGAAGAGCCACCAATACCTTGATTGCCTTGCCATCCTTGATTACCTTGGTTGCCCTGAACGCCTGTTGACCCTACAGTGCCTTGATTACCTTGAACACCTGTAGTACCAACACCCTGATTACCCTGTCGTCCTTGAGGTCCCTGATTGCCCTGAACCCCGGTGCCTCCAACATCGCCTTGGTTTCCCTGAGCGCCGGTATTACCTTGATTGCCTTGAGGCCCTGGGTTCGTGCCTTGGTATCCTTGCCCGCCAGTGGTCCCTTGGTTCCCTGTGAGACCCTGGTTACCTTGCGATCCAGCTCCTTGATTTCCTTGAACCCCTGCACCAACACTCCCTTGCCACCCCTGTTGGCCTTGAGTGCCCTGAGCCCCTTGAACTCCTGAACCGCCCGTCGTAACAAGAGCAAACACCGCCGTCCCGTCCGTAGCAGTCTGCCGATACATCGGAGTGCCAGCGCTTCCAGGCACGGACAACAGCGCCCCGTACAGCAATGGATCACCAGTAGCCGTACAAATCGTCGCAGTAGTCAGTGTATAAATCGCGCCTGTCGATTGATTCAGCAGTCGCACGTGAGCAGCAACGTCAGCAGCCCACGACGCACCCGCGACCGCACCGTCCCAATCAGCGGCACTTGTGGCTGCGGGGTTGAATCCCGCAATGGCCGCCACGTTCAACTGGTATTTGCAGTTCTCGTACGACTGCCGCTCGATTCGCTTGCCTTGGGCGGATAGCATCCCCTCTGTGCTTTCAGTGGCCAGCAAACTCGTGTCTTTGTACGATACAAAACCCATTTCAACCTCAAGTATATCTAAGAATATGCATGTGCCAGTTGTTGAATTTGAAGATGCGATTTATTTGAAGATGCGATTTTTAACCTGATCGTGCAAGAAATCCCCTTGCTTTAGCTGGGGGATGAATTGCCGTCTGAAATAAGTCGAGAAACCCATCAATAGTTCGATATATAACAATTGATATATTGAAAAACTATATAGAA